CATAAACTTTTGTGCTGTCATCTGCTATTGTAAACACTTCATCTTCATACGTATTATCATAAGTGTCATAAGCAGATGTAAACCACTTGTCTGCTCCCCAACCAGAACCTCCTGCAAATTCAAAACTTTTAACTTGAACGCCACCGTAATCAATACCATCAAGTATTTGTCCTAAATCATTTGCTAACATTCCAGTTGTTGGATTATAGAATAAATTAATTCTATCTGCCGCACTTAATAAATTAATATCTTTTTTGTAAGTGATACTAATTGTTTTATTATTTGCTGGCGGAGTATCAAATACAATTTGACCTATCTGTCTTGTATGTGTTCTACCTACACTATCATCAATGTTACTTGCAGTATATTGACTTGATAATACTTCTTGACCATCTACTGTAATTGTGACTTTGTCAGTGCGTATGTCTAAAGGCCATTTTAATTTGTAATTGTATCTTGCACCACTACCAGTAAAAGTTTCTGTTTCATCAAGAGTAGTAATAAAGAAAGTACCTGTAATTCTATCAAATTTGACAGTCATGTGTGTAGTACGTAAGTTAGTGTTTCCTATTACTGCACTAATTTTAGCAATTCTTCCGCCATCTTCTACCGCGCCGTTAAGCACAATAGTAGGAGCAGATTTATAACCACTGCCAGGATTATCAACTTTTATTTCTGTAATTTTTCCGCCACCAACATATGCTGTCGCAGTAGCACCAGAACCTCCTCCGCCAACAAATTCTACTTTTGGAGGATTAGAATAACCAGCACCTGCATCACTGATATTAAATGATTTAATTTCAAATCCTACATTATCTAACCAATGCTTGTAAGGATATTTGTTAATTGCTGATGCTGTTTTAATTTCATCATCAATAACTCTTACACTTTGCGGAACAATTCTACCTTCAGTATCTTTGTACACAGGAGGTAAATCAAAATCAGTTACAACAGATTGTGATTCATCTACACCTTCATATGTTGATAAGTATTCTCTAATTTTTGTTTTGTATGGTTTTGCTTCTCTTACAAAATCTTCATAACTTTCTAAGAAATCATTATTAAATGTAATGTCTTTACGTAACTTACCAACGTTGTGTTTTGCTTTGATGAATGAAGTTTTAAACATCCAGTCAACAAATTTTTGTTCACTTAAAATGTAACGCATTTGTGCAAAGAACAATTCATTGTAATGTACTTTTAAATTATCAATTAAAATATTATCTCTTAAAGTTTCAAATATAATTCTTGCTTCTTCTACAGGAAGTAAATCAAATGCACTATCGTCATAACCAAACGAATCATAACCTACTAATTCACTGCCATAATCATATAATCCATTACTAATTTTTACAGTAGCATTTTCTCTACCAATAGTTTCGTAATTTACAGTGTAGTCAACATCTGCTTGACTGTCAATTTTTCTAAGTAACAACCAACCGCCAGTGCCTACGTTGTTAATTTTAACAATTTGACCAAACGAATCATCTAAAGATTCTAATTCATATGTTTCGTCAATTACATAATCTGCTTTTGTTAAAGCACTATATCCAGTTTTATACCAGTCAATATATGACCAATACGGTCTTACATCAAATTTCTGACTGCGAATTCTGTTCCAAGGTTCTGATCCACCTACGTATTCGTATAATGACCATCTATTACCAAATGAAGTGTCTGTTGTAGTCAGCACTGTAAATAATCTTACAGTAATTCTATCTGACTGCTGATAGTTTCTACCACTTTTAATTACTTCTGCTGTTACAACTGAACCTACACTATTAATTGTAAGTTTAATTTCTGCACCTTCACCTGTAGTAGTTGTAATTTTAGTTGTAGGTACTGTCTTATATCCACGTCCGCCGTCTACAATATCAACTCTTAAAATTTTTCCATCTTGTATTGTAGCACTTAAGGTTGCTTGTTTTACTTTACCTACACTTACAAATTGTAATTCTTGATCTGTATCTATCTGTAGATCAAACTGTCTTGATGAAGTTGATGGAATAGTATCATTACTATTCAACGGACTTAGATCAAAGTCATCTATTAAAATATTTTGTTTTAAGACATTATTTGTTCTTTCAACAAATTGTTTCAGTGCTTCAATTCTGTTAACAAACATAGTTTGTCTTGGTTCATTTAAAATACCATAACGATCTTTTTCACCTAATGATTTATCAGGTACAGGACGCATTTGTTTATCAAAGCCAATTAAACTATCAAACCACTTTAATTCAAGATCTGATTTAGGAACACTGTTTTCTAAACCATCTGTAAGAATATTGTATTGATTGTGAATATTCTTTTCTGTATTTGTAGCAACCCAATAACTAAATTTTAAAACTGTTTCTTTACCTTTTACACTGCTTTGTAAATTGTGCAATGTCCATTCATTATTCTGTAGTAAAGTTACAAATTTGTAACCTTGGCCGCTTGGATCTCTAATTAATTCTTGTACATCACTTGCACTTATAGTTCTACCAGGAACATCTGGCACTGTGCGTTTTGATTTTACCCAATAATAATAGTATGTTGTAAATTTTTGTGCGGCATCATCATAAACACGTTTTGTACTGTATGCATTATCTCCATACTTACTTTGACCGCTTATACCTTGTGTCAATCCTGCTTCTGATTCTGCTTCTGCGTCCCACTCACTTGGTTTTAAAGTAGACTCAACCCATTCATATACTTCTACTGCTGTTCCTGGGAATACATTATTAAAGCCATTGCTAACTGTAAATATATTTCCTGTGTTTGCATAAGGATTAATTAATCTTACTGCATCTATATCCCACCATAATTTACCAACAAGGTCTGTGCTGTTAAACATAGTTTCATCTTTTGTTGCTGTGCTGTCAACAACATAACTGTAAACTGCTGGATCATATGTAGTTTTGTAACTTAATTCTATATCTGCCTGGCCTGCAATTTTTCCTTGAATAGGATCAATATAATCTAAATATTCATCTACACGTTTTTTATCTTTATCATAAAGCATTACACCTTTAAAATGTGCAAGATCTACAATTTCTCTTTGATTACGTTTTCTTTCCCAAAGTTTTGTATTCAACGGTGCTCTGTAATCTAACACAAGACCTGCTGATGCATTGTCAGTTCGTGTATATGTTGGTAATGAAGAATATATATGGTTTCCTTGTACTGCTAAAATTTTTCCGAAGTACACTGCTTTAGTATCTGAGAAATCTAATTTATCACCATAAACAAATCTGTTACCTTGTAACTCATATGCAAAAATTTCACCAGTGTCAGTAAGTTTTGCTGTAAACAAAGTTGTACCATTATCAAAGACAGTAGATGCTTCATCAAATGATGTTGTGCTTGTTAAATCACCGCCTGCACTTTGTATAATTAATCTATCGTTATTATAAACTGTGTTTGAACCAAATTTTTCATTTGGTAAACCTTTAGGTCCTGTAAGTGTTTGAACTAATTCAAAAACACCATTGACTGATTGATAAACGTAAACAGCACCTTGGTTGTTGTAATCTCTACTAAACTTAGGAGCACCTACAGTGATATATTCACCGTTATCTGAAACTGATACTGCACTACCATAGCCTATGTTAGCCTGTTCGGCATCTACAAGTTGACTAAACAAGAAGTGTCCACGTACACGTCTGTAAATTGCAAGTTTAGGTGTGTTTAAACTACTATCAATTTGGTCACCATATCTTACAATCGTTGCTAACACTTCGCCATTTGCACTAACATCAAATTGTGTTCCAAATTCAAATAAGTCTGTAGTTTCAATAGCACTGTCAACTCCAAGAATAAATCCTGTATTGTTTGGAACAAATCCGTTTAGATCAAGACCTTCTGTAATTTCTGTCCAATTAGATTGAACAAACGGTCCAGCAGTTAAATTTGTTTTTGATTGGTAAACTTTATCTCCAATCTTTACATAATCATTTAATCTGTAAGCAACATTAGAGTCAAACTCACCTCTATAATTTTCGTCAACTCCTAACTTCCAACCTGTTGAAGCATCTTGCCAACTTAAAATATTAATACGACCTGGTTGTGTAAATGTTCCATTACCTTTACTTAAAACATATGCACTATACGAACCGTCAACGTGTTTTGTAATTTCCATCTTAAATCCAAGATGTCTATTTGTTTCAGCATCTGGCATAATAAATGTATTAATATACTGATAGAAGTTATTAGAAGTTCTTTCATAAACACTGTAAGTACCTTGATTTGTTAATGTACTTGCAGTACCATCAGCCGCCGCTGGTATATTGTAAACTCTTGTCCAGTCGTAGTTTGTAGCACTTGGAGGATTAGCATCTCTGGCAATACCGTCAATTATTACATCTCTGTAAACCCAATATTCAAATCCTTGTAATTTAGCAGTTATGGTAAATGGTAAGTTTTCGCCTCTGTTTACTACAACAAAGTAACCAAGTGTTGCTGTCTGTAACTGTTGATTTTTAATTGTACCAACAAGTCTAATAGTGCCTACACCTTGCGAGCCTTCAACAATACTAATACTGGATAAATCGCTATTTTCTGATCCCAATGAAAACTGACCTGTTACACTCTTTACCCATATTCTTAAATCATTAAATAATTTTTCTGTTTTTGTAACAACACCTGTTGCTAATGTATCATTATCTCTAATAGTATCACCAACTACAGGTATAAACGGATTACCATAATTAGGATTGTAATCAGGATCACCTGGTGTTGGCGAACCACTATTATCAAAGTTTGTTAAGTTGATGTTAAGCCAACCGTCCCATAAATCGTGTACTGTGTGTTCTGTATCATTTAGATAATCAAATGTTAAATTACTTGCAAGTACTGTTGGATCTTGTACTGCACCTGTTGAGTCTCTATATTCATTCAACCAGAATCTAAAATTATGTCCAACACTAAATTCAGTGTTAAGTGATTGTGGTAATCTAAAGCCCCATTTGTCACTAACTTCAAAACCACTTTCGCCTTGGAAAGTTAAAGTTTCAATGTAACTTTTTTGTGTAGGTAATGCAGGATTGTCTGCAATATCGTAAGTGTTTTTCCAATAATTAATTGTTCTTGATTCGCCTACTTTAATAATATCTTGTATTATTAAATATGGACGTCTTTCTGAAGTGCTTGGACAAGCGAATGTTGATCCAACATTTACTTTCCACCAACCGCCAAGTTGATCGTAATCCTGCTGTACTGCTCTTTCAAAAACACCTACTAAAATATTATTTAGAATTAAGTTTCCTGATGATTCAAAATCACCATTTGTATTTTTTAAATAAAGTAGTGTTCTGTTATCACCTGTTGTGTGTACAAATGCAACTTCACCAAGTGCTGTTGCACTGTTAACTGTTTCTCCAACTGAAGGAATACTTTGTGTGTTATCAATAAACAGGATGTCGTCAATTTTTTCATCAATAACTTTTTCACCTGTAAAGAATGCATCATTAAGTGTTGCATCATTATTGAACGGTGCAACACCATTTGGAAATCTTGTGTTGTTTGCATTCCATTGTAATTGTAATTTGTCACCTGCCTGTGTACCAGTGTATGCAAGTTTAGGTGCTCTAATTAAAACGTGATCTGTAAGTTCTTCTGAAAACTTAAAGTTACCTCTTAATATCCAATCAATATTTGGATATGCACTGCCAGTCCATAATTGAACTTGTAAGTCTGCATGACTTGTAAAACTATCATAATCTAAACTTGGATCTGTTGGTTCAATTACAGTTTTTGCAGACCAATACTGATTAGTATATTCTACTATTTCACCTTTTTGGTATTGTACTGCTGAATTAAATTGACCTTTGTACTTACTCTTTACATTAGAAGCATAAGGATTACCAACAAATAACCATTTACCGTCTGAACTTACTGCTGTGCTTACACCAAACTGATGTTCGTTGCCCATAATGTTTACTGGACAATCAATAGATTGATTCAAAACAGGATTAATATTTTCACCTGGTCTAAATAGAACGTCTACTCTACCAATGTCTGTTGTGTTATTAGCACCTGCAATGATAATTGTGTTATCACCGCTTACACTGATGTTAGTACCAAACTGTCTTGGATCTGTACCTAACTTTCCGTTTACAGTTGGATTGAATATTTTGTATGCTTCTGTGTAAGAATTTTTATTTTCAATAACAGTCCATCTATTATTTTCATCATAATCAATCCATATACGTTCATTGCCTGTAAAATTATCTCTTGTAATTTTTTCATTTACGTCTGTTAAATTGTTTACTCTTACGCTATCAAGTTTTGTAATAAAGCCGTTAACATCTTCAGCATCATCTACATCACCTACTGTTGTTGCATTAATTGTGTTCAAACTTGTTTTAATTACTTTAAAAAATTTACTTGTACTACCTATACCAAGCACACCTATAATATCGTCCTTAACAAAATCAGTTGCACGTCTTGTTTCTATTTCAATAGCACCAGCACTGTCTGAATTTGTAATTTTTGTAACTTTGTAATCTGTTGCACTTAATCTTAATACGTCCCAAGTTTGTTCTTTTTTAGCAACCCAGATATATTCACCAACATCTACTTTGGAAGCATCTAATTTTAAAATATCATCATAATTTGTAACTTTAAAATTAATATCATCTTCTGCAACATAACCAGCAGTCTTAATATAACTTTCATCTTCTGCTAACCATTTAGTTGGGAAAGGCTTGTGATTGTAATCAGCAGGTTTGCTGTACACACTTGCCTCGTCATATCTATAAACTAAATCTGTAGCAAGTGGATCAATAGTTTGCACTAACTGAAACGGTTGAGGCTGAAGTCTAATTTTACTCTCATCAACTTCATATTCAACTTCTTTAAATGCTTCATTGGCACCATACTGTCCAACCTTGAATGCCCAGTCTTCAAAAAATTCTAAACTTGACTTGTCTGTGTTAGATAATGCATCAAATAATTTAGTTAAACTATTTTTTGTACCTTTGTCTTGAATAAATCCTTGATAAAATTTGTACTGTGACACATCATCATTAATAATATTTTCTAAGTACTGACGCTTTTGATAACCAATTAAATGTTGTGCAAGTCTTTGCTGTTCACTGTCAAAATTATCAGTATCTAAATCATAAAAGTCAGCAAACTGATTTGCTTTGTAATCAAAGTTAGGTATTAGTTGCTCTGATGGTTTATCAGGTAATCTATACCAATCTACATCATTAAATGTTGTACTGCCAGGTACTTTATATTTTGCACTGTAATAAAATGTTTTGTGTTTTACAACATCACCAATATCATAATCTGTATTTTCAGTCCAGTCTGTGCATTTTACATTATCATATGTAAAGCCTGGTACATTAAATCCACCATTCCAGTCTGTAGTTCTGTAACCTAAAACTTTTATACGCTCTTGTCTATAACCAGGCGCAGGATTATAAATTGTGTCGTTGAACACAGTTTTATTATCAATTAAACATACCTGTTCTTTTTGAACTAAAGGCAGTCTAACAAAATAAATTCCGTCTGCTGTATTTTTTAGAGTAAGACCAAATTCATTTAGATTGCTTCTCAAAGTAGTTGAAAAATCTTCTTTAAGTTTTTTGCCGTCTGCTTTTAATAATGAGTAATCATAAAAATTATCAAACAGATTATCTACAACTGCATACTGTCTTTCAAACTGTAATTTAATCGCACTTGGCGATAATGTAAGTAGTGTTCCTTCTGACCAGTTTTGTGTAGTCCAGAATAAAAATTCTCTTGCACTTAATTCCCAGTTTTCAACTGTTTCCATATCTCTATTAAAATTATCAAATTTAAATCCTTGAGATATCAAATACTGTTCGTAACCTAAAATAAAATCAACAACTTCTTGGTTACTTCTTAAAAGTGTACCGTAGTCTAATTTACTTGTTGTATCTTCGAACGTTCTTCTAAGTATTGCCTGTTTACCACCTTCAATTGGAAGTTCAGCAAGTCTTTCAAAATTTTCTTCGTTAAATGATGTAAAGTTTCCAGAAACTAATACACGATAAAATATATCGCCATTTCTAACAATTTGTCCTGCAATATATCTTTGTCCGGCTTGCCATTCTAAAAAGTTTTCGCTTACGCCACCTACATTTACAACTGGATCTCTTGCACGTTCGATATGTTTAAAATATGTAAAGTAAGGTACTGTTTTATCGTAACCCCTAATAATATAACCTAAAGCATTTTTTTCAACAATAATACCACTGTATGCAACAGTGTCTACTGGAGAAGATGTGTTTAAAAATAACTTATAGTTTTCTTCAGGTATAAACACATTCCCTTTATTGTTAGGTGTTCTTGAATCTAATAATAATTTAAACTTATCTTTAGTAGTATAACCGCCAACTTTAAATCCAAGTTGTACTTTAGTATTTTTTACATCATTACTATATTGGGTGTTTAGTTTAGTAACGTCTGCATTAATATAGTTAAAAATATAATTTACAATACCAGCAGTAGTAACACGCTCTGTCGCATCACTTGTATTAGGAAATACAAGATCTGGATTACTGATACGTTTGTCTGTTGGATCATAAATTAAATCTAAAGCAGTATTACGTTTTGTTCTTGCTCTATCAAAACCAAGACCTATAACCTTTGCAGGTTGATGTATAAGCCATGCAGTTAAAATTGCAAAAGGATATTCAGAACCTCTACGCCATGCTGTTTCTGTTGGTGCTTCATCTCCGAATACAAACTGTTGATTAGTTTCCGGTACAATTAATCCTGAAGCATATCCGCTTTCATATGGACTTAATAAATTTCCTTGTGTATCAACAGGAATATATTTTGTTAAATTTTCTCTTGCATAGTTAGGACGATACTTAATAGGTTTATTAGGCTCACGCACTCTGCCTATTTCTAAATCTTCCCATAAAATTAAATTTTCTCTTGTGTATGGTGCAGGTCCATAAACATTTTCCCACCAAGTTGGTTGATCAGTATAACCTAAAATTTTCCATGGTGTTGTATGTGGAGTGTCAGTACCAAAGTAATCATTGTAAATACCTCTCCAGAATCCAGGTAATGGATTACCTTTTGGATCTGCCATAACTGAATAGTTCCAAGTAAATGTATTTGGTCTATCATAAAAACTTATATCAGTATAATCTGGATCACCTGCTACTGCTAACCATTCAACAAAGTCTGAAATAATTACTTCGTTTATATCTTCTCTTGTAAATCCTGTATCTCTTGAATTGTGTCCAACAAAACTATCAACATCAAAGATATCTTTATCATATTTTACTTTTATATTATTGTAGATACGTCTTTCAATTTCAAGAATTAAATCATCTCTGTAATCACCGTATGCTTTTACAATACTACCGTCATGTCCTTTTATTACTGTTTGATTATTAACAAAAGAATTGTCAACATATTTTGCAGGTTTATGTAAAGGCCACAAACCTAATTTAGTAGGTGTAGGCGGAATATACGAAGCATCTGTTGATTCATATTCATAAATGTCAATAGTATCATTTACTGCTAATGTAACTGATGCTGAAATTGAAATAAATCCTTCTGCTGTAAATGTATAATCTTGTCCGTGTAATAATTGTGTATTGTTTAGATACACGTACACTGCCTTAGCAGTAATTGTATCTAAGTTAAAAGGTTCTGTTAAACTGTAAAACTTGTTCCCTGTATCAACAACTGTAAACGATCTTTTCTTATTGGCTCCAGAACCAATCATGTCTGTCCAATAAAATGCAGTTTGTTTTGATTTATCTGCCTGCCATTTTTCAATAATTTTATCTACGAGTGTTTTAGGATCTCCATCAATACCTAAGTCTGTTGCTAATTGTATAAAGTTTCTTTTCCATTTAGCATATTCTTTTTTAGCGTATCTAATAGATTTAACAGCATTGAATTCTTTATTTGTAATATGATACATTGCAAGTGGCAACGGACCTGTATGCTGTACAAATTTTGTTCCATATTCTGCCAGTTGGCCTAAGTTTCTTAAATTACTTGAACCAGGAAATACACCTGTAAAGTTTTCTACATTAGATATAATTGTGTTTACGTGATCGCTAACCTCACCATATGTAAAATCTACAATATTTTCATTCAATGGATTGTTTTGTAAGTTAATTGGAAATTCATAATGACCATTTGCATTTTTATCTACTTCACTTGTACAATGTAAAATTAAGTTGTCATTGTTTTTTAAGTCTGTAGTAAACACAACATAAGCAACTCCATTTTGTCTTGAAATAGACCAGTCACTTCTTCTTTCATTGTTTACAAAAACTTTAACTTCTAATTTGTTTAAGTCTCCACTTCTATCAAACACGTCGACAGCAAACTGATTTTTTTGACCAGATACTACATACTGTCTAATAACTTTTTGTTTACTATCTGCTAATGCTTTTTTCCAACCACTTACATTTGTGTATGTGTTTAGATCTGTATATTTTCTCAGAGTAGCAGTATCAGTTTTTCCTGTTTTTGTTTGGTTGTTTTCTTGATAGATGAACGAATCATTTAAAAGATTAAAATCAAATACAATGTCACCACTGTTGTTGATATTTCTATAAGTTAAAGGAAAACCTAATACAGTATCATTTACACCACTACCTTGCTTGTAAGAGAATAGTTTAGTTCCTAACCAATTGTTAGAAGTGTATGTGTCAAATCCTGTATCATTTTCATCATACAAATTAAATGTAGGTGCTTGATTAGATTTTAATTTATCTTGTGCTTTGTTCCATTTAGTACCATTGTACCAATAAATTTTACCTGCATTTTCTGTTCCGCTTGTAACTAAAACAGTTTCGTTAGTCTTAGGTTCTGTATCTGCTTCGTCAGTTAATGCAATCTGTCTTGTGCCATTTTGTGTAATAAATTTAACTTTGTAAATTCTACCATTGACACGTAAATCAGGATCTGCTGTAAATAAAATTCTTTGACCTTCAATAAGATCAACTCCGTCTACATTATATCCTGGACTTCCTTCAATAAGAGAAAATACATCTACAGTTTTATCATCAATAAGATCAACATTGCCTTTTGATTTAGTACCAAAATTATACAGTCTTAATCCTGCATCAAATTCAATAATAGGTCTTGATGCTCTTGCAGTTTGATCTATATCCGCTGGCGTACCGTTTGCTTTAGCAACTGCTTCAATAGTGTCTTTATGGAACCAACGATTGTGTCTTGACCACTGGTTACCATCAATAGAAGATCTGTTTACTGTAATGTAGTCTTTGTCCTTAGGATAATTTAGTGCTTGTCCAAAAGGTAGTTTATCAAAGTTTACACTATCAAATGGCACAAATACATTGTCACTGTATGCACCTGTAATTTCAAGATCTCTTTTATTAATAAGTTTTATAGATTCTCCTACACCTTCAACATACCACAAACCATCTCCGTATTTTGCAGGTGTAACATCTCCTAAAAATTCTACAACCATTCCGTTTGATAAATCTGCATCAGTACGTGTTGTATAATTTACTTTTTGTAAAATTTCTTCTTCTACATTAATTTCTGTATTTTCTGTGATGTTAAAAATTGTTATTAGTCCGCTTGTATTAACATCATTTTTACTAACATAAAAAAGTTTGTCAGGTGCGTCTAAAGGCACAGTAAATTTAAGTGTACCTTTCTCAACCCATACAACTGAGCCTTCAGAAGATTCAACACCGTCAGTCCAAAGTGTTGAAACATTGTCACCTTCAGTCCATCCTTCAATACCACCTTCTACTGGTTGCACTATGTATTCACCAGTATCATAGCCGTCTGCATCGTAAAGTTCTGCTTCAAACTTACCTGATGCTAATACACCTTCTACTGTTTCAGTAATAATTGCTTGACCTGGGGTAAAGACTCTGTTTGTTGCAAACGCAATAGGATGTCCTGGTGTATCAATTTCGAATATGTAAGTTTGACCCTTGTAAAGTTTTAAAGTAGGGTTTTGTGTTAAGCCGTTAGGCGTAAATTTATAAACTACGTTATCATCATTCTCCTCTAAAGAAACTTTGTAAGTTGAAACAACCTCTTTACTTTGTCCATATACAGGAAGTACTTGAGGTCCTTCTGGTAACCAATAATACTCACGGAAGTTTACAAACTTATCCCAATCAATATGCGGATTCCATGCATAATATTCTTGTGCATTAATTTTACTATGATCAAGTTGTTTGTTACCGAAAGATCTTAATTGGTTTATAAAGTCATTATAATCTTTATAGAAATTTACATTGTCTAAATCGTCCTTTATAACTACACTTGGTTCTAATTGATAGTTTTGTCTATCTGCACTTACGTCTTTAATATAGTTGTCGTCAGCCGCAAATGCTTTTGCATTTCTACGTCCGTAGTATGCATTAATTTTATCAACTACACCTGGATTAATTAATTGATCAAGTGTACTTGTTAAAAACTTTTTGTTAGCAGGGGTTCTAAAATATTTAGGTAGATGCGAAAGGCTTGATCTGCTTTCTTCAGAACCTGGACCTATTGGAAAATCATTCTGATCATTATCATATGCCATTAGTAACTACTTCCCCCAGTGGAACCTGAACTTGAAGAACTTGAACTTGAAGAACTTGAACTACTTGATGTAGATGTAGTCGAAGTTGAAGTGCTTGAAGTTGTTGAACTTGTGATTGTTGTACCTGCACTTGATTGTATGCCTGAGTTAACTGAAGTCGCTGTTGTTGTTACTGCGCCATCGGCTTTCAATCTTGATGCTGTTACACTATCTATAATTTCTACATCGTCAACAGTAGCACCTGAAATGAATATTTCATCACTTTCAGTTGTTACTTCATATAAACTACCAAATGATTTACCTGTTTGCTTAGGTACTAATACCACTGTGCTTATATCTGGTGCTAACGATGACATAATAAATGTAGCAAGTTCAGTAAAACTAAACTTATCACCAAAGTCCCAATATTCCAAACTGAAGAAGTTGTTAATAGCATTAATAATTCTTAATTTAACGTCATTGTCATTAGTAACTACTTCTGGATTCTTGACAACTTTGAATGTCGCTTGTAAATCCGTATCTGCTTTTTCACCAAATAGTACTTTATATTTTACTGGATGATATATTACCTCGTCACTAATACTTTTTATTTTGTTAATTGCAGATCCAAAGTTTTGGAATAATGCATCAGTGCTTGGAGGTAAAGGCCTATTGTTTACTGCACCTGCAAGATATTCTCTAAATTCTCTATCATAGGTTTTAGTCAACAAGTAAGTGTCAATAATATTTGTACTACTTGGATCTAATCTGTTATTTTCGTCAGCACTATGTACATATTGGAATTTTAGTTTGTCTCTTCCTTTGTATGCACGATAGTTTGTAATTAAAGTTAAATTACCTGTTGTTGAACTGTACTGTTTGAATACATCATCGTCACTAAAGTAAAAACGTGTACCGTCTGTATATGTTGACAGTGCACCTACTGACGCTTCATTACTTCTAACAACAATGTTTTCTGTTGTAGCATCTACATAATTGTAATTTGTAGATTGATTATTTGTAATAGTTTCTTTTAAGAAAACAAATTTTGTGTTTACATCAACATCGGGTGCAACAAAGTCTGAAAATAAATCTGGATTATCAACTACACCGTCACTATCGCTATCAAAAAATCCTACTTCAACTTTTTTACTGTTTACGTAACCTTCAGCATCTCTATATTCTTTTGTAATCTGCCAAGGATAATCAACAGTAAGTGCTTCAGATACACCTGGCTTTTTGTTAATTGACAACAAATTAACTTTGTCATTAATTAACTGTCCTGTTCTACTATCATAAATGCTGTCTGTTTCATCGTAATAAAATCTTACTTCTTTGTCACTTTCAAAAATATATCTTACACCTCTATAAGTTACAGTATATTTTTCTCCGTCAGTTTCAAATAACAGTAACCAACTTGAATCTAAATTCTGCTGTGAGTTGTCTCCTGACTTGCCCATGTTAAATGCATTTGTTACACTTAAATTATTGTTTAAAATAATACGCCATTCTCTATCTGCCAAACTGTAACGTACACCAAATGTTCTATAAGCAAAAATTTGATCAATCATTTGTGTAATAACATCTGTTGTTAAGTTTGTTGCAAACTTAGGTTTGATTTCATTTAGTATTGCACCTGTTGGTACAATGTCATTAAAAATAATAGGTCCTTGGCCGTCTGTATAATTTTCTGTGCCGTTACCATTTACACTAATAACTTTTGTCCAAATGTAAGTTGCTGATCCTGGATGGTCTGCATTACCAGTCATTATCTTGTTTCTGTCATTAGTCATAAAGTGTTTGCCTGTAGGTGCTACAAATTTTACTATTGCACCTGGCTCTAAATATCTTAAAGTACTACCTGTAAAAGATCCTACTGTAAATTTAGTACCTAATGTATCTGAAAGATATCCACTTGCATTATTTGTTTGACTTGCTATCTGTGTCCAACTTGCTTGTAAGTCTGCACCAGATGTTTTTGGAAACTGACTTAGATAAAAGTTTCTAATTAAAACATTTTTAAGTAATGGTTGTATTACATTTGTAATACGTCCTTCAACATCATTTCTTGTTGAAAAACTAAAACTAATTTTCTTATCTAAAACTTCTTTATATAAAGCACCATCATCACCGTAAATATTTGTGCTTGAATATTTTCCTGTTGAATCTATTAAGTCAAAGTATCTTGAAATACCACTTGCTGTTCTGTTTACACTTTTTACTTTTACAACTTCTTGTGAAATACCTAATGGTCCAACATTATAATCTTCACCAGTAATCATTCTATTCTGAGTATAGTATGTACTTGGTGCATTATTTTTAATACTTGAATTAGTTTCTGTTGCACTTGCATTGTCTACTGTGTATTTCAACGATGCAGTTACAGTTATTGTTTCTGATGTTCCTGTTCTACTTGTATATGGAACAGTGAAACTAATGTTTTGCATTGAATCAGGAGTAATAACAAATTTACTTCCTAATCCTTTTCTATAATAAATTCTAAATGCGCCTTTTGGCAAATTTCCAAATGTTCCGTCAGCAAATAATAAACTTATTCTATCTTCAATACGTGATAAAACTGTGTAAACATCTTTTTGAGATTTTGCAATGCTGTTGTAAATTACATTGTTACCTTCTACAGCATCTACTTTACTCCAAAGGTTAGTTTCATTGCCGTTGCTATCCAATTGATATAACCAAACGTCTGTGTTATTAATATTTGTTGCATCAATGGCAACTGTTTGATTTGTACTTGGATTATCAATAGTAAAGTTACCGCTATCTAAAACACCTTGTCTAAAATGTACAAAGTATCCTGAGTTAGAACTACCTGCTCCTTTACCATCTTCTCTGTATAAAAATGCTAAACTGTTTCCTGGTAGAGGATCTTCTTCATAAATTTTGTTTGGACCAATACTTGCACTTGTTACTTCAAATACAATATTCTTCTGTCCAATGTTTTTGTTAAAACTATACACAGGTAAGTTTGTGTTATTTGCATTAAATCTGTACTGCTCGGTTGTAATACCGTCAACTGTTTCTTTTTTCACAGGTTTACCAACTACTGCATTTTCAGGCAGTGCGGCATTTAAGATTTTTCTAAACTGTTCTGACCAATCAGGGTTACTTGGATCGTTCCAAATAATAGTTTGTCCAGCAAGGTTAACACCGTTGCTATCTGATACATCTTCTGAAGTTTGTACACTTTCAAACTTAATTAAACCATTTGCTGATTGATTACGTTTTGGATTATATGAAAGCAGTCTTGCTAAACGCAATACACTTTCTCTACGTTCTGCTAATTCTAAATAATTTTCTCTTGCATTTAAGTCAACACGGAAAGCAAGGTTTTGACCTAAGTAAGCAATTAAATCAATTAGTGCAAGATATTCTGAGGACTCAATATAGTCGTTAAAATCTTCAGGATAGTTTTCACGCAGATAGTTAATCATCGTACGTCTTAATGTGTCAAAATCGTACGATTTAAAGTCTGCGTTTCTAAATGTTTGATATACTCGCTTCCAGTCTTCAGCAAGTAATAATCTATTTTGTCTATCCGTTGTGGCCATTCGCTTTCCTCGTTACAACTATTTATTTGTTTGAGTAATCTGAGTACTTAATTATGTGAGAAGTCCAGCGGATTGATCGAACTGGAAACGTAACTGTTCTGAAATATTATAGGGTAGATATTGTAATTCGCATTCTATTTGAATTCCGCTTTCATACTGATCTACTACAATCCTTGTTGCATTAACTCTTGGATCGTTATTAATGATTTCTGTTACGTTGTTGGTTATTGCTTCTTTAAGTGACTCAGTCATTGGCTCAAACAGAACGTCCCAAATTATTGTACCAAATTCAGGATTTTCTAATTTTTCCCCTTGTCTAATATGGAAATGGTTTAGAAGGTCTTGTTTAATAAGTCCTATGTCATACAACGTGTATTGAGAATTATCAGGATTAACTGTGCTTAATCCTCTGTATGCTTGTTGTGTAACAATAGGTTTAGATGTTTTATTGTCTTTAACCCTAACACTGCTTACTGTATTTTTTTCTAAACTGCTCATATCAATATTTATTCTTATTTTTTACCCTGTTTTTTAAATGTATCTACTACGCCATCTACATCAGGATTTGCAATAAATTCTTCATCATTTTCTCTATCTGTTTTTTCAGCAGTGTAGTCTGCCGGAGCCACGTTTTCGTGGTGGCCCCACGGCTCATGCTGTGGTAAGCGTTTGTGTAGCGAAGAAACCGCGGTAGCGGTTGCGCCGGGCAATACGTGTGTGCTTAACGGAGTTACAGCGACAGCGGTAGCGGCCTGCGGCCCATTCATGTGGATCTGTGAAGCAGTTTCCGTATGGTTGCCTCCGCTTAATATATCTGTAGTGGTACCTGCTGTAAATTTATTTGCTTGGCCTGTGTTTACATCATAGTTTAGTTTGGTAGTAACACTGTTGTTCATAGTAACCAATGTAGTCATTGAACCTCCTGTTTCTACCTGTATATCGCTTTTACTCATGATGTTAGTTTTGCGTCCTGCCTGTAGATTAATATCTCTATCAGCAGTAATGTTTAAATCGTTTTCAGTATGCATACTGATACTGTCTTTTGAGTACACATCAATTTTACCATTAGCACTCATTTCAATCCATGAGTTACCACTACCATGATCTATACGTATTAGATCTTCTGTGTTATGGAAAAGTATTTGATGTCCTGTGCGTGTTCTGATACGCATCAATTCGTTGTGTGGCAGGCTTACATCACCTTTTTCTCCCATTTCAACATTAACATATTCTTTTGCTGTTGTACTGGCCGGACCTTTACGTAAAATTTTGTCATCACCATCGTCCATTACAAAGTGCGTACCGCCTAAGCGGCTGGCAGGAACATCTGCGTAGGCACCTTTGGTGCCGTACTTGGTAGTAACTGCGCCTGGTCCTTTGTCTAACGGTCCTGGTGTGCTTACTCCAAACACTGTGCTTGGTACTTCACGTCTTGCACTTGCTGTACTCAATCCTCTTGTGCCATCACTTTCAATGCCCTGTTGTAACAGTATATCATTGAACTTGTTGTTAATAGGCTTTTTAAACTTTGTAGGATCGTTGCCTTTGTTATCTTCAAGATTCTTTTTGTTAATTTCTCCAACTACTGCTTTACCTGTTTTGCTAATACTTTCTGTTGCTCCAAGACCTTTGGTACCATCATTGAAAAATGTAGTAGCAACCATGTCAGGCATACTAAAGTTTGTGTAGTTGTCTGGCACACAACCAAACCAATAACCTTGGTTAGGCTGACCTTCAACAAAAGTTACTAATACTCTGGTTCCAACATCAGGTGGAACAAACCACATACCATAACTCTGTTGTGAAAATTTAAAATCTTTGTTTTTGCTAATAGCGTCTACAGGTGTTTGTCCATAAAAAGGAAATGCACAGCCTACTTTAAAAGTCTGTCCATCAAACTGTTTGTCATTGTTTGTTACATTGGATTTAAGCAGTTCAACTTCTAATGCACCCATATAGTTAGGATCAAGATGTCCTATGATACGAGCAATATACGGGCCACTATCAAGTTTGGGTTCATTACCTGCGGTACGTTTTTCTTGAGCCATTATGTACTTCCGTTTTCATCAGTAGGCACAATTTCAGTTGCCTTCTTATCACTTTGATCACTTGCTTTGTTAACGTACTGATTACCACGTCTTACAAGATCAAGTGTCTGTGTAAACTGTCCATCTCTAAACACGTTGTCTACTTTAATTACCTGGTACAATCCACTGAATGTGTTAACACTGATTTGTTCATCTGGAAACTTCATTAGTCCTGTTGAGTTTCTAATATCTACAGGAGTTCTAAAATTAACTTCAACATCTATTTCACCACTTTGATAATCAATAGCACCATTGCTATCTACGTTTATAAACGAAGTGTTTTCTGAATTGTAATTTCCTACACCACTATCTGCAATATAGTATGGATCTCCCCATATCTGCATATCAAGAGTAATCATGTCAACATTACTGTTTACAATGGCTTCGTTAAATCTACGTGCTATATCAATCTTAGGATCGCCACTTGGATATGCACCTGCCGCCTTGGCATCTGTGTTTTCTGTATTTCTTATCTGTCCTTCTGGAATAGATTCTTTATCACCGTCTTTGGTTTTTGTAGTACCTGTTTGTACTTCACCTGACTTGGCTCCGTCTGCAAGATCTGTTTTAGGAAAGTTACCTGGTGAAATACTTTTAAAGAATGTATTATCAAGATTGATTTGTACATCAATTATATCTTCATTTTGTCCACTGTAAATGTAATTGTAACTTTTACATACCTGTTTCTTAAGTGCAGAAATACCCGCTATACTCTGCGTAGGTGCAATAAATCTTGATTCATGCACTTTGAAAGGTAAAACTCTGTACACATAGATTCTTGGCTTACGACCAATCTGCTGTTCTGTTTCTTTATCTGACACTTGGAATACCTGTGTGTCTATTCTAAACCAATCCTTAAATCCATGTTTGTCAACTGTGGCTTCTGGTAATGCTCTGCCATATTCACTGATAGTAATCATTTCTTCAATTACATCTTGAATACGTGTTCCTTTTAGAAATTTAATTGTACCAAGTCCTGGATCAATCTGTAATCCGCCGTTATCTCTTTTGAAAACTTTCTTTTCTTTGTCCCAAGTCAATCCTGCTAATCCAAATGGCTGTTGTGTAGCACCTAAGGCTTCAAGATTAAACACCTGAGCCTGTCCTATTTTATTTGCCTTGCTGGCTCCTGTTTGTTTGTCAAGTATGTCTTGACCAAGTGCAGAACGCTGTACAATAAATCCTAATTTTTTACTAAGATATTCATCAAAGCCTTCAGGTAATTCACCATTGTTAAGTGCCGCAATTTTTTGATAAATTTCTTCTGGTGTTTTTGCATCTTCAATAATTGCTTGTTTACTTGCCGCACTTACTGTAATTTTTCCTGTTTCTTCTACTTTTCCGTCTGTTGCTCTATCACCACTGTCTGTGTTTGCACTGTTGCTGTTTTTTGCAGTAGCACGATTTTTAGGAAATACAATAATGTATTGATCAGCAGTTTTTACTTTATCGTCATTTGATGCTTTAAGTAGATGATCATTTATTTCAGTTGTTAAACTTCTTAGTCCACTCTGCAACATACTTTCAAGTGTTCTACCTGCAATAGTAACATCAACAGGCAGTCTTTGTACTTGGTCTGACAGTGCCGCTTCATTGTATGCAACACCTTCCATAGTGTATGCACTACCTCCTTGTGTAACTTGCAGTCCGCTACCAACTAATTTAAATGGAATACGTTTTGTTGCTGACGGAACTGTATGTGGATTTCCATCTTGGTCCCAACCTATAAATTCTATTACTAACAAGAATGGCGACTGTG